GAAATTATGGTAGATTGTGAGTTCAAATGAAAATAGGATTTAATTGCAGTTCATTTGATATGTTTCATGCTGGCCATGTAACGATGTTAAAAATGGAAAAACAATTGTGTGATTATTTAATTGTTGCACTACAGGTGGATCCCACAGTAGACAGGCCAGGAATTAAAAACAAACCCGTGCAAAGTGTATATGAAAGATATGTTCAATTACAGGCATGTAAGTATGTCGATGAAATTTTGGTTTATGAAACTGAATTTGACTTGTTACAGTTAATTATGACTCAAACAATGAATATTCGTTTTCTTAGTGAAGAATATGAGCATCGTGATTTTACTGGAAAACAATATTGTATAGATAACAACATTGAATTGCATTATCACAAAAGAAAACATAGTTATTCTTCTACAGAAATTCGAGAAAGAACTGCTCGAATTGAAAATGAAAAGAATTTAGAATTTACGGTTGCTACAAAACAATATGACCCGGAGTTAATAAAATGATTACATTAATTGGTCATGGATATGTTGGTAAGCATATTGCTTGTGAATTAGAAAAACAAGAATTAGATTACAAATGGATTTCACACAAAGATATTATTCAAAAATCTGATGTTATTATCAATGCTGCTGGTTATACTGGTTTTCCCAATGTAGATGCTTGTGAAATTCACAAACAAGAAACCATTGATGGAAATGTCATTTGGCCTGTACAACTTGAATTGGATAATATCAATACACCTATTGTACACATTTCGAGTGGTTGTGTATATACAGGATACGATAAAGAATATACAGAAGAAGATGAACCAAACTTTAACTTTAATAATGGAAGTTTTTATAGTGGTTCTAAATCACTAGGTCAAAAAATGCTCGAATCATTTATGTCCAAAAGTTATTTACTCCGTATTCGTATGCCGTTTGGTGATTATGAGGACCCCAAAAACTTTTTAACTAAAATGAAACGATACGATAAGTTAATTAGTTACGATAATAGTTTAAGTTATATGCCGGATGTTGCTAGATTTACAGTAGCTTGTGCTACAGGAAATATTCCTAAAGGCGTTTATAATGTATGTAATCCTGGTTATAGTAATGCACATGAGATTGTTGATATGATGGGTATTGATAAACAATTCTTTACTGAGCAAGAATTTAAAAATTCTATTGTGGCTCCAAGGAGTAATTGTATTCTAGACACCAATAAGATGAATTCAGTATTTCCTATACAAAATGTAAAAACAGCATTAAAGGCTGCAATTGGAGCCTCTAATAATGCCTGATTTATTTAAAGAAATACTACCATCCATACTCCAGACCAAGAAAAGTGTATTCCGTGACGAGATAGATTTTAAAGAATATAAGCCTTTTATCGTCAACCGAGCCTTGTCCTATCACATGGACTGTGTTTTATATGTTAATGAATTGAATAAGAATCCGGGAATCGAACCGGATATGCAATATTCTTATCTTCTAAATACCATAAGACCTATGAAACGGAAATTTCAACCGTGGCAGAAATCAGAGGTCGACAAAGACATAGAATGTGTTAAACAATACTTCGGTTACTCCAACGAGAAAGCTAAGGAAGCGTTGCGTATTCTTAATGATGAACAGATCGCTGAAATAAAAGCAAAAACAACAAAAGGCGGAGTGAACAAATAATGATTTCAATTATCGATTTAGTTGAAGTCACATTAGGAGAAAAAGACGATTTTCTCAAGGTTCGTGAAACGTTAACTCGAATCGGTGTGGCTTCCAAGAAAGACAGAATTCTTTACCAATCTTGTCATATTCTACATAAACAAGGTAGATATTATATTGTGCATTTCAAGGAATTATTTGCCTTGGATGGTAAACCTACAGATATTTCTGAGAATGATTTATCTCGTAGAAATGCCATTGCTAAATTATTAAGTGATTGGGGTTTGGTAAAATTGGTTGATGCCAAACAAATTGAAATACCAGTACCAATCTTCTTATCACAAATTAAGATTTTATCACACAAAGAAAAAGATGATTGGGAATTAACTCCAAAATACAATATTGGTAAAAAACCAGGGGCATACTAACCCCTGTTTTTTATTCGTTATCTTCGTATTTTAGTTTTGCTAAGATATATTCTTTTACCAAACTACTTCTCACAATATCTTCGGCTGTAAATTCTATACGAGTAAATGCGCTCATGTGCATAGCAATATCAAAGAATCTTAATATGCCAGTCATGTCATTCTTTTTCTTGTTCAGGTCGGTCTGTCGATAATCACCACACCATAAAATCTTAGAACGATAACCAACTCGTGTCATTACAGTATCAATTTCTTCAAATGTTAAATTTTGCATTTCGTCAACAATAATAATAGCATCATCGAATGACATACCACGAATAAATGAAGTAGATATAAATTCAATGTATCCTTGTTCAGTTAATCGTTGATATGAATCTTTACGACCAAATAAAGTTTCACAAATTTGTTGGTATGGTTGTTGAAAAATCTCCATTTTTTCGGTTACATCACCGGGCAAATGGCCAATTTCTCTTGATTGTACCGCAGAACGAACAATAATAATTTTATTGAATGGGTTGGATTTATCTAAAACTTCTTCTAATGCTTTATATAAAGCACAAAATGTTTTACCTGTGCCGGCTACACCATGTAAAGCCACAAAATAGTCGCCTTGTTTATAGGCATCAAAGAATATTTTTTGATTATTTGTTAGTGGTTGAAACGTTTTTAAATCATCAATTCTTATCTTTAAAGCGTGAGTTTGATGTTTGTTATGGATTTCTTTATCGTGTGGTTGAATAGATTCTGGTAATATTTTCTTTTTGGTAGCCATTAATAATCCTAGTTCGTTAATCAAATACCACTCTATAATGGTATTTATTAAAGGTTTTATTGTTTATTAAAATATACCAAAATAGTATTGACTTTTGATATAAATAAATATATACTGGCTTCACCTTAGGACCGCTAAGTTTACGAAGCGTTTTAAAGCGGGCATGACGCTACGATGCCGCTGGATACCGTAACCAGTATTAACCGATACGCCTTAGGGGTATCACTTTTAAAAACTCGCTTAATTTAAGGAGAAATAAGCATGAACACAACTTTAAACGCATTATTCCCACACTTGGAAACCATTCGCACATCATTGGATCCATTCACCGTTGGTTACGACAAACTATTTGTTGACCTAGGTGATATTTCTAAAGATATCGCTAAAAAGGTAACCTATCCTCCATACAATATTAAACAAATTAACAAAAACAAATATGTCATTGAATTGGCAGTAGCTGGTTTTGCTAAGTCTGATATTGAAGTTACTTTAGATGGTAACAAATTGGTGGTTAAAGGAAATGCAAAAGAAGATGATTTGAAAGAAGATGAAACATACTTTTTCAAAGGCATCGCCAACCGTGGTTTTGAACGTTCATTTACATTAGCAGATAAAATTGAAATCAAAGATGCTGATATGGTAAATGGTATGTTGAGAGTTTGGTTGGAATCTTTGGTACAAACCCAAGACGCTATTAAAAAGATTGCCATCAAATGAAATCTATCAAAAAATTTATTTTGACAGTTATTGAAGTTATTCAAGATACTAGGAAACTACAAGCTGAAGAATTAAAAAAGAGGTATTTTCAAAGATGAACTGGTGGCCGGTCTCCGATGAAGAATGGGAAGATTTAAATTATCCCAAATCAAAATAGTGGTAATAAAGAGGGGACTGATTGACAGTCCTCTTTTTTTATGTTAATATGGTTATATTATGAGAACAATGAATACCAAAATTAAATCTAAATTACTGAAACTCCGTGCCAAAAATGGTGGTACTGATATTTTCTATTCTTATACAAATTGGACAATGAATATTATTGACGGTGAAGAATACTATCCTGTAGTAAAATCTATGCCAAACCATGAAGATACTCAAGTTGTACATTATATGAAAAAAGTGAATATGGAGATTGTGAAATGAATAAAATTGAGAATTTTAAAATATATCAACGCCGTATGTTTGAACCTAGTAGTAAAGATGATATGAAAATTGCTAGACAATTCTTCCATGATAGTAAATGGAAAGATGGTTGTCCTTTCTTTCTAGAGTGGCCATATTTGGATATTCCATCTATGTTAAAAGATAGAATTACAAACTATGCACTTAAAGGTCTAAAATGAACTGGTTAAAATACTCAGGTTGTAATATTAC